TGGCGCGTCTCTGTCGTCTGAAGACGAGGAGATTTACACCGCTATCGAGGCCGAAGGCGTGCCGGTGAAGCGGAGCCGTTGGGAGGCTCGTCTCGGCGGTGACAGGACGCAGGCGGCGCGTAATGTCAGTATTCAGGCACGGTTGCGAGCGTTGGGATTATTTAGTTCTAAGCGCATACCGACCGTGTATCAGCGGGCTAGTGTTGAGCAACGCATGGCGCTGCTTCGTGGCCTGATGGATACAGACGGGTATTGCTCTGCTGACGGGCAGTGCGAGTTGACATCCGTCTATCCTGACCTTGCCACAGATGTGCTTGAGTTGGTTCGAGGGTTGGGACTCAAGGCTTCCTGCGTGGTCGGCCGAGCCATGATGAATGGCAGAGATTTTGGGGCCAAATATCGCATTCAATTCTGGGCCTTTGCTGGAACGCCCATCTTTTCGATTCCTCGGAAGATTCGGAATCAGAAGCCTGAACCGATCAGGAAGACGCGTTCGACGCGCCATTACGTGCAGTCCATCGAACCGGTGGAGTCGCAACCGGTTCGATGCATTCAGGTCGATTCACCATCACGGTTGTATCTGGTCGGTGAGAGCATGGTCCCTACGCACAACAGCGAGATCGCTGCGGCGCTGGCTATTTACTTCCTGCTGTTCGATGGCGAGATTGGGGCCGAGGTTTACTCAGCAGCAGCCGACAAGGACCAAGCGGCGCTCGTGTTCAACGTGGCGGCTCAGATGCTGCGGAACGACCCGGAGCTGGAGGCGCAGGTCGAGATTATCGACAGCCAGAAGCGCATCGTTCACAGGAAGTCGGCCAGCTTTTACCGGGCGATTTCGGCTGAGGCGTATAGCAAGCATGGGTTCAACGCGAGCGTGGTGATTTACGACGAGTTGCATGCCGCGCCGAACCGGGAGTTGTGGGATGTGCTGTCCACGAGCCAGGGGGCGCGAGCGCAGCCCTACATGATTGCGATTACGACGGCGGGCTACGACCGGCACTCGATTCTCTGGGAGCTGTATGCGCATGCGGTGAAGGTGGCCGAGCGTCCTGATTTGGACCCGACGTTTTTGCCTATTATCTACGAGGCTCAGGTCGGGTCTGATTGGACGGATGAGCGGGTCTGGCGGCAGGCCAATCCGGCGCTGGGTGATTTCAGGAGCCTGGAGGAGATGCGGACGGCGTGTGCGCGGGCGAGGGAGATTCCGGCGCAGGAGAACACGTTTCGGCGGTTGTATCTGAACCAGTGGACGGAGCAGGCGGCGCGGTGGATTGCGATGCCGGCGTGGGACGCGTGCATGCTGCCGCTGCCGTTGATTCCGCACAAGCGTGTAGAGTTGCGCGGCCGGCAGTGCTACATCGGCATGGACCTGTCCAGCACGAAGGACTTGACCGCGCTCGTGGCCGTCTTCCCTGATGATGACGGCTTCGACGTGCTGGCCGAGTTCTTCGTGCCGCGTGATACGCTGCGCGAACGCTCGACTCGTGACCGGGTGCCCTACGACCAGTGGGCGCGTGACGGCCATCTAATCCCGACAGATGGGAACGTCGTGGACTACGAAGCGGTTAGGAAACGGCTGCAGGACTGGGGCGATGAGTTCCAGGTGCTGGAGATTGCCTTCGACCCGTGGAATGCGACCGACCTCGTGACGCGGCTGCAGGGTGACGGATTTACCTGTGTCCCGATGCGACAGGGCTTTGCCAGTCTCAGCGCGCCGACGAAATCGCTCGAGAAGGCGATTCTAGGGCGCACGCTGCGGCATGACGGGCATCCGGTGTTGCGCTGGAACATCAGCAACATTGCCGTGGAGTCGGACGCCAGCGGCAACCTGAAGCTGTCGAAGAAGGTCAGCACGGAGCGCATCGACGGCGCGGCGGCGCTGGTCATGGCCGTGGACCGCATGGACCGCAACCAGGTGCGCGAGCCCGAATACAAGCTCATGATTTTAGGCGGGAGATAGCGATGAGCGATACACCGAAGCCTATTGTTCTGCCGGTGGGGCGTATCACCTTCGGCCCTGCCAAAGAGCCGTCACTGCTGGTGCTGCCGCCTCGCGGGCGCGGCCGGCCGAGACTGGACGATCCGATGGTGCCAGTCTCGACTCGTCTCCCGTCTGAAGCCAATGAGCGCTTGCTGCGCCTGTCCTACGAGCAGCGCCGGCCGGTCTCGTCGGTCGTTCGGTCCCTGCTCATGATGCGCCTGCCTGCGGACTGATTCTACGTATTGATTAAATACGAATCCCGCCTTTCTCCCGCAGCATGGGAAGCGACCCATGCTCACACGGGCCTACAGCCTTCTCACCATCAAAGCCGTTGACGTCGAGCGCCGGATGCTCTCTGGTGTCGCCACGACTCCGACGCCTGACCGCATGGGCGACGTCATCGAACCTGATGGCGTGAGTTTCAAAAACCCGCTGCCGCTGTTGCTCTACCACGACAGCCAGCAGCCAGTCGGCACCGTCAAGCTCGATAAGCCCACGAAAGACGGCGTCACGTTCACGGCGCAGATTCCAGAGATTACTGAACCTGGCCGCCTCCGCGACCGCGTCGAGGAAGCCTGGCAGTCTATCAAGGCGAAGCTCATTCGGGGTGTCAGCATCGGGTTCCGACCGCTGAACGACGCCATCGACTTGATGAAGGACACGGGCGGGATGCGGTTCCGAGAAACCGAAATTCTAGAGCTGTCGTTGGTTGCCATTCCCGCGAACCACGAAGCGACCATCCTCTCGATCAAGCAGTTCGACACGTCGTCTGCCGTGCCAGGTGGGCCGCGTGTCGGTGTCTCTCTCTTGCCCGGTGCTACGGGGTCGCGCACAGGTTTGTCAATGAAAACGTATTCCGAACGCATCACGACATGGGAGAACACGCGGGCCGCCAAGGTGGCCGAGCGTGAAGCGATTCAGACGAAGGCGGAAGAGGAAGGGCGCACGAAGAACGAGTCCGAGCAGCAGGGATTCGCGGCGCTCACGACCGAGATCGATTCCATCGACACCGAGCTCAAGGACTTGCGCGTGCTCGAGAAGGCGCAGGCCAGCATGGCGCGTCCGGTCAACGGCGAGTCAGCCGAGGCGGCGGCGGCATCCCGTGGCGGCGGCAGTCCAGTCGTGACTGTGAAGGACACGCTGCCTCCCGGCATCGAGTTCGCGCGCTATGCGATGTGTCTCGCGCGGGCCGGCGGCAACGCCTTCGAGGCCGCGCAAATCGCCAAGCAAGCCTACCCCGACCAGCCGCGCATCCAGACCGCGCTGAAAGTCGGCACGAAGCAGATGCAGATGATGATGAAGGCCGCCGTTGCGGCTGGCACGACCACCGACCCGACGTGGGCCGGCCCGTTGGTGCAATACACCGACTTCGCCGGTGACTTCATCGACTTCCTGCGTCCACAGACCATCGTTGGGAAGTTCGGCACCAACGGCATTCCGAGCCTGACGCGCATTCCGTTCAACGTGCGCATCAAGGGCCAGACCAGCGGCGGGGCCGCGGACTGGGTCGGACAGGGCGCCCCGAAGCCGCTGACGTCCTTCGACTTCACGTCGGTGACGCTGACGTGGGCGAAGGTCGCCAACATCGCCGTGCTGACCGAGGAGCTCGTGCGGTTCTCGACGCCATCGGCCGAGATGCTGGTCCGTAACGCGCTGGCGAAGGCCATCATCGAGCGCATCGACACGGACTTCGTAGATCCGGCGAAGGCGCTGGTCGCGGATGTGTCGCCGGCCAGCATCACGAACGGCGTCACGGCGATTCCGTCGAGCGGCACGACACTCGCAGCCGTCTACGAGGACGTGCAGGCGATCATGGCGCCGTTCATCACGGCGAATCTGTCGCCGTCGAGCGGTGTCTGGATCATGAGCCCGACGCGGGCGCTCGCGCTGTCGCTCATGCGCAATGCGCTCGGCCAGCGTGAGTTCGGGGACATCAACATGAACGGTGGCACCTTCCAGGGCCTGCCGGTCATCGTGAGCAACTACGTGCGGCCGACCGGATCGCCCGACAGCGAGATCGTGATTCTGGTGAATGCCGAGGACGTGTATTTGGCCGATGACGGCCAGGTCACCATCGACATGAGCACGGAAGCCTCGCTGCAGATGGACGATGCGCCGACCAATTCGGTGGCGGCCGGGTCGCCGTTGGCGCCGGTGGCGACGTCGGTCGTGTCGCTCTGGCAGACGGATTCGGTCGGGTTCCGGTGCCATCGGTTCATCAACTGGGCACTGAAGCGGGCGGCCGGCGTGCAGTATCTCGACAACGTTCGCTGGGCGGCGTAAGCGGCCGTTCGGCGTTGACGGAGCGGAGCGGCCGCGGTTTGTCCCTTCCCGATGGCTGCTCCGCTCCGAGTTTAGAGGGCCATGCTAGAGACCATTCGGATGCGGGCGCTCGAGGCCTTCACACGGACTGGGCAGCGGCCCACCGAAGCCGGCGAAGTATTTGAGGCGTGGCCCGTAGAGGCCGCCGCCTACCGCTACCAACACAAAGCCGAGTTCGTGACGGATGCCGCTGAGCCGGTGCGCACGAAGCGCCGGTATCGGCGCCGTGACATGCAGGCTGAGGATTCAGCGTGAACCTGTTCGGCCTGAGCATCACACGCACCAAAGCTTCGGGCATCCTGGCGCCACCGGAAAGCCGTGGTTCATGGTGGCCGATTGTCCGTGAGTCGTATGCCGGCGCCTGGCAACAGGACGT